TGAGTGCATCGTCTGCTGTCTTTCCTGCGGCTTGGTAGGTTTCGACAACTGCAGGCCAGTAATCTCCCCCTTTAACCTTGTTCAGGATTAAGTCAGCCTTCTTTGGGCCTACACCTGGGCAGCCGCCATAGCCATCGGTTTGATCACCTGTCAAGCACTGTTCAAAGAGTTTTCTACGAGCCGCTTCGGGGCACTGATTAAACTCATCTTTGAGGTTGTACAGCCTCACAGGAAGCTGTTCCATGTCCTTGTCTGGACTGATCACAACGAAGCTCTCAAAGCTTTGATTCGTTGAGAGAATGCCAATCACATCATCAGCTTCCAGACCAGGCTTCATGACTGATTCGTATTCAGACATTGCCCACTGCTTCAACTTCAGGTAGCCAGCAGGCTTTCGCTTGATACGGTTTCCCTTGTAGGTTGGTTCGATCTGCTTTCTAAAGTTCACCCTATCGGTGAAAGCAAGCAAGATGTCTTTGCTGTCAAACCTTTCTTGTAGGTTCTTCAGCTCTGATCTGACAATCCTTTTGGCTTCTGTGAAGTTGCCAACAATGACAGTCAGCTCTTCGTTGTACTCGTGCTCTTCCTCCGTTGCGGAGGCGGCTCGATACACAAAGAAGTCACAGTCAACTAATAACTTTGGTGGTTTCACTTGGTTGAGTGGAATTGATGAGGTAATGAATGGCGGTCATCATGAGTGCTGGGTCATCGTTAAACTTGCCGAACCCAAGGTTGCATGAGTCACACACGTAGCCCCGAAAGGTGTTGGAGTGATGGCAGTGGTCCAGAACCCAGCTTTCTGTGTGCCTGCCACATGCAGGGCAGTTGCCTGGGGCCGGTGTCGGGTTCTGCTTTCGGAGCCGATCCCTGACGATGCGTAGGTCGTTGCTGCAGGTCTTGCAAGTGTTCTTCCTGCCTGCTGTTGATGTGGAGAAATATGGGAACTCTTCTAAAGCTTTATGCTCTCCACACTTTCTGCACTCTTTAGTGCGTGTCTGCCCAGCTTGCCCCGATCTTATACTCTGAGTCCAGTTTACATCGAAAAGAGATAGCTGATTCAACATCCTTCATTGCACATGTAATTAAGAAGGCGGCCTGCTCCGCTTGTTCTGGTTCAACTGATAACTGCATCTCGTCGTGTACAAATGCCAACGGCCAATAATCAATACCTGCTTCCCTCAGCAGTTCGTTACTGCGGATGACCCACCGCTTGCAGATGATTGCCCCTGCTGATTGCAGAAGGTAGTTCAAAGCAGCGTGGCTTTTGCCTTGCAATCGAATTGGCCTACCGTCCAGGCCTGTGATGACCCCTGATTTGGCCTTTTCTTGAATGGCCTCTGTGAGCTGACCAAACCCGTCAAGGTCAGACATGATCCGTTTGCGGATCTCTTTGCCCTTGCTTATGGCTTTGTCCTTGCTGGCACCTGCCGTCAGTCCCAGCTTCATGTCACCACCCCCGTAGATCAGGCAATAGGTCACTCCCTTGCCTGTCTTCCTGTCAGTGCCATAGATCTCTGCCAGCGCGTTGTGGATGTCTCCCTCCACAACTTCCTTGCCAAACTTCCCACCATCAAATCTTGCTAGATAGTGGGCAAGGCACCTGAGCTCTAGACCACTGGCATCGGCACCAACCTGAGCCCTCTTAGGTCCTGGAATGAACAGCTCCCTATAGTCATGTGCTGACGGAACTTGAGCAAGGTTCGGCTTCATATGAGCCATCCTGCCTGTGTTGGTGTTCAAGACGCAGGAGTGGTGGATCCTGCCATCTTTCTCCACTTTCTTAAGCCAGGCGTTTTGACCCTCGCTCAATTGGCCTAGGTGTTTTTGTAGTTCCAGAATACGAGCGAATTTTTTCGACTCTATAGTTCCAAGGTTGACCAAGACATCTTCGTCGATCTTGGGAACACCAGTGTCAGTGAACTCTTCTGGCTTCCACCCTCTGAACTGTTTGAAGGCCCAGGCTATGTGCTGTCTGGAAGTCGGGTTGAACTCTTTGAGGCGGCAGAATGTTGCACCAGTTACATACCCTCTTGTTTTGTTGGGGCGTAGTGGTGTGAACTCACCTCCATCCACAAATAGAAATGTGGACCGCATCTCTTCGGAGAGCTGTTCAAGTTCAGACCTTAATCTTCCTTCCAGTGCGTGGGCCTTCTTTAGATCAAAGGGATAGCCCTCCCGTTCCTGCCAGGACATTAGCTTAGCCAGCTCATGTTCTGTCGTAATGCACTGTTCGTACTCTTTTAGCTTGGGCTCAAAGAGCTTGCTCAAGGCTACGGACACTTCTACGTCTTGAGCGCAGTAGTCCAGCATCTCAGGTGTGTAGGTTGACCAGTCACCTTTGAGTTGCTTGCCGTACTCACTCTTCAACACCCCTAGCCTGTAGCCCCAGGATTCCAGGGAGTGTCTTCCATAGAGCTGGGCTGGCATGTTGGCTGGTTTGCTTCTGAAATCCCGATCCAGCATGTCCATGAAGAACAGCCTTGAGAGGATCAGTGTGTCGTAAACCTTCTGTTCTGGGTTGAAGAACGGGTAGATCTCTTTGATGGCTTCAAAGTCATAGCCGACGATATTGTGGCCCCAGAGCTCATCAGCTTCAGCCAGGATGTTGATCCCGGTTGTGACTGATTCACGCAGCCCACTGTCGTCATACTTCAATGTCTCCCCTGTATCCAGGTCATGGGTGACCAGACAGTGAACACAGGAGAGGTCCCTGAGGAGTCCATCTGTTTCAATGTCAAAGACAAGTCTCATATGTTGTTGCGCAGGCGAAAGTCATGGATGTACGTCAAGGCCTTTTCCCACCACTCCTGAGGCAGCAACCGGGCTCCCACACGCCTTGCCACTTCATCACCGTTCTTATCCAGAATCAAAACTGTTGGATAGGTCTGGAGGTCGTAGCTGTGAACCAGGGCAGAGTGGTATTCCTTCTGCATGACATGGACTATCGGCCTTAACTCAGGCCGTTGCTGCAGTACAGCGTCCAACCCCTCTTCTGTTACTTTGCAGGGATTGCATTCCTGCTTCTTGAAGAACACCAACTTGTAAGGGATGCCCTCAAAAGTCGTCATAGGTAATGGGTGCGGATTGTTTGGTAGGTGATGCGGCTGCTTCCACCAGGCGGCCTGTTTCCTTGTCAAAGGAGAGCAGCCCAGCAGGCCCTGCAAGGCCGTTGAATCTGTTCTTGAGTACAACGAGCTCGGAGATGTTGTCTCCAGACGTTATGGACCGTTGTAGGGCTATTACGATGTCCGATAGCTGAGCGATGCTGTGGCTACCCCTGAGCTGGCCCATTGATACGGCTGCTCCGTCCTCATGACCCTTGTCGTTATGAGAGCGGCGTAGGTGGGAAACCAACAACAGCCCGATCTTTGTCTCTTCAACAAATGAGCGCAGTTTGGTCATCGTCACATCAATCAGCTTGCGCTCATCGTCTGATGCGTTACCAGATAGCAAGATGCTGAGGTGATCGAGGATGACCCACGACACACCCCTGGCTTTGACCATGAAGCGGATGTCATTGAGGATCACATCTGGATCTACGGAGCCAAAGCCATCTCGCAGGTAAATCAGCCCTGAACCCAGAGAGGCGTCAAAGCTGGCCTGCAGGTCATCGAGGGGGATCTCGTTGTTGAGATGCAGCGGCTTGTTAGCTTTGACCGTCATCAGCCGGAGGGCTGTCCGTTTGACGGATTCCTCCAGGGCGATGTAACCCACTGATTGCCCCTGATCCACCAGGGACATGGCAATCTCCCCACAGAAGGTGCTCTTGCCAATACCGGAGCCAGCGGTGATGGTCACCAGCTCGCCCCGCCTCAGTCCTGTGGTCAGGGTGTTCAGTCCTGAGTAGGGGTAGTCCGCATCCTTGCCATGTAGGGGGGTGCTGACCAGCTCAAACAACTCCCGCCCATCGATGATGGTCTGGGGTGTGTAGGCCCGCTTGTTGTAAATGGCTTGCCTGATGGCATCGCCATCACCAGCCTGCAGGGCCTCGGAAGCATCCTTGTAAGCCCCCAGAGCAGCCAGATAAACCCGATCAGGTGGGAACAGTTGGGCACATTCTTGTGCCGCCCTGGTGCCCGCCTCATCCCCATCCAGCATCAGGATGATCTCTTCAAAGCCCATCAGCCACTTGAGCTGATGCCTCAGGTCTTTGACTGCTGCAGCGGCCCCATTGGGGACGCTTACCACCGGCCAGGTGGGCCGTGTCTGGTAGACGGAGAGGCAGTCAATCTCGCCTTCTGTAATTACGATGGACTTACCGGATCCCCAGAGCTGT